CGCTTATGATAATGTAAAAATAAATCTTGATAAAGAAGACAAAGTATTAGCAATCGGTTATGATGAAAAGGGTCGTTCACAATATGTTTATAATAAAAAACATACACAAGCTCAAAGTTATAAGAAATTTGATAAGATGATATCTTTCGGAAAAAACTTTAACAAAATAAGTGATAAGATAAATGAGGACCTTTACACTGTTAAAGATTCTAAAAATAAACAAATAGCTATCATCCTTACATTGATTATGGAATGCCAATTTAGAATAGGGAATGATGTTTATTCAAAAAAGAATAAATCATATGGAACTACTACATTACAGGGGAAACATATTAAAGTAAAAGGTAATGATGAATTAGTTATTGATTTTAATGGGAAAAAGAATGTGAGAAATATTTGTACGGTCAAAAATAGAAAACTTGTAAAAACACTTCGTCAAAAAAAGAGAACAATAGGAAAAGAAGATAGAATCTTTACTTACAGAAAAGGAGAAAAGTATTATAATATCACGTCTTCTGATGTGAATAAATATTTAAAACAATTTGGAAAATTTACTGCGAAAGATTTTAGAACATGGGGGGCAAATATAGAGCTTATTAGACAGCTTATGAAAAATAAAAATTCAGAATTAAAAAAATGTATTGAAAGTGTTTCGATTAAACTTCATAATACTCCCGCAATATGTAAGAGTAATTATCTTGATCCAGAATTAATGGAATTTTACAAGAATGATGTAGATGGTTTCAGAAGACATTTTAATTTTAAAACAGATACGAATCTTTATAAACAATACATTCAGTTTTTAGAAGAATTGTAAAATACCTTTTTCTTACCTCGAACTTCTCCTACTTTTTCACCTAAATCGCCATCCTCAATCGTATAGATGTATTGTGGCTTTTCATTTACAATTATATAGTATTCTTTTTTATAATGTGTTATTATCTCTACTTCTTCACCTTCTTCATCTGATAATTCTTCAGTTTCTTCACCATCATCTTTACCTTCAATTTTATCTTCTGGATTTTCAACAACTTCTGTTGGTTTTTCTTCTTCCTTGACTACAACAACCTCTTCATGAACTTCTTCTTCTAGTTTTTCATTATCTTGTTCTTTTTTAATGGATTTCATACGTTCAATAAGTGTATTTCCTTCTTGAACTTCTTGAACTTCTTGAACTTCTTGAACTTCTTGAACTGTATTATCTACATCCGAATTATTGTTAAACATTTGTAATTTTTCTTCTAACAACTCTAGTTTTTTCTGAAGTCTATTTATTTCAATATCTCTTTCGTAAATTTCTTTATCTTGTTTCTTGAGCATATCAAAACGTTCTTTATCAGTCTTTTCTTTCATAGCATCTTCTTGTATTTTATTTATCATATCTTCATAGTCAACCATTTTCTTTTCATTAACAATGAGAAGTTTATCTTTTTCACTTACTTCGGTAATAAGTTTTTTATTACATTCCCGTAAATCTTTACATTCTTGTATAATCTCTAAAAGTTCTATATTTTTTTCTTCATTGATTCGATTATATTCATTAAAGATATTATTAATATTTTCCAATATTATACTCTTTGAATCTAACATATTATTCATTTAGATTACCTTTACGTATATTTTTTAAATATTTTATTTATATATATAATGTTTGTAAAGGGGCATTGTTCTCCATCTAGAAAAGATAATAAAGTTTCGTGTTTAGATGAAGAATTGCTCATAAAAATAGCATCAATACTTAACAATTATGATTATAATATAAAAATTCATAAAGATAAAAAAAAACTCCATAAAGAAATTTCACAAAAAATAAAAGATAAAAGTGATTGTGATACTGAGAAATGTTGGAAAACTCTTAACTTTATAAGAGATGAACTTTCAAATGAAGATTTAGAAAAGTTTGAAGAAAGTTTTAGACCGGATATGCCAGATAAATGGGAAAGTAATCCCAATGAATGGTTATCAACATTAGATATTAATAAAGTAATGGAACAGTATGAAGAGGCTTATCCTAAATTTCAATATTTAGGTGCGAATCCTATTGATTTTGATAAAAAATTATATGAAAATAAATGTGTAGCGGATCAACTTTGTAATATAAGTATCCCCGAAATAAAAAAAGATGGTAAAGAATGTTTAGGTATGGTGTTTAATACAGATCCTCATGATAGTTCGGGACAACATTGGTTTTCTCTCTACATTGATTTAAAAGGAAAAAACATTAAGAATACACCATGTATTTATTACTTTGATTCTCTAGCTAGTAAACCAAAAAAAGAAGTTATTGATTTTATTAAGAGAATACAAGATCAATGTTTAGATATAAATAAAGATATAAAATTTTTATATAATGATATTAAACATCAACATGAAAATACAGAATGTGGTGTATACTGTTTACATTTTTTGGTTTCGATGTTAAAAGGGCAAAATTTTAAAAAATATATCAAAAACAAAAAGAGTGATAAAAAAATGGAAAAATTTAGAAAATTTTTCTTCATACCTAAATGATTATACGTTTATCTATTTTTTTTAAAAAGTAAGACTAATTAATTTATTAATTAAATATGTCATTATATGATCAATTTTTTTCAGATATAAATAAAGACTTTATGTTTAATATGGCTAATAATGTTTTAAAAAAAGATTACAATATAACGATTGAAGGGGATGAGAATGTAAAAAATGTATATTTAAAAGATATGAAAGATATCTTTGACAATAATGATTTTGAAGATATTTCAGAAATAAACAAAGTATTACTAGATACAACCATAAAAAAAAATAGAGGGATCAATATTGATGAAAAAGAAGATAAAAAACAACAACCTTCTGGTTTTAGAAAAATGGATGAAGATATTTCAGAAGATAGTGAAACAAAATTAGCCGAACTTATGAAAGAAAGAGAAAGTATACAAATACCTCCTCAAGAAGAACAAACACAACTAGGAAAAGGTACAAGTATTGATGATATTCTAAAAAATGCTAAAGGCACAAAGATAGAAACAATCATTGAAGAAGAATCAGATGAATCCAGTGTTTTTGAAACAGAGATAGTAGAAAAAGAAGAAATACCCATTTTTGAAAGAAATCTTAAATTAGTATCTTTTACATCTAATAAAAGAACAAGTATTAATTCATCACGATACAATTATAGTATTGATCTATCAAAAGAAGGGATTGATCCAAAAAAACTACATAGTCTATCTAGAATTATAATACCAATTGAAGATAATTATATATTTACTTTACCAATACTTACACTTAAAATAAAAGAGTTAGATATGGATGTTTGTTTACAACAAAAAGATATCATCCAAAATGAATTTAATTCAGTTGGTATTTATGAGCCAATTGAAAATATTATTTTCAATATAACATTTCCATTAAGACGTCTTTCAATTGATATAAGAGATATATCAAATGTGAAATACTCAACGAATGATATTCTTAAAATAAATATCATGGAAATAAAACATAATGTAATTATCTTCACATGTTCAAAAATAGACACAAGAAACTTTAAAGTTAAAGATATGATAAAGATAATTAATATTCAAACATACGATATGTATATTATTGAATTATTATCAAATCCATTAAAAATAAAAGCAATCAAAGATAATATGATATTTTGTAAAATAGATGGAGATCACCAAGATAAAGTTTATAATAATATTGATATGAAGATATTAAACATTAGCAATCAAAATATGATTTATTTTAATCAATACTCTTAAATAATCTTTTGTTTCTCAAAAAAACATAACTTAAACCCTGTATTGAATAATTATTATACTTGTATTCTTTATAAGGATAAAGTTTGATAATAGATGATTTTGAAAGAGGACTAAAATATAATTTTTCAGTTGGATTATATTTTACTATATAACCTTCTATATTTTCTTCTTTCTTAAAGCTTTTGATAGGTGGAAAATCAAGTTTATTTATTTTTTCTAATATTTTTTTAGGAGAATTGTATATTGTTTTAAATACAGAAAAAACATTTCCTAATTTTTCATTTAAAGGATGATCTTTTAGTTCATAGTATGTAAACCTTTTATTTTTAGGATCATAATCACAAACCTGTAGTCCATTTTCACGAACATAACGGACATCTATTTCATCATTTGTTTTTTCAAGATTATAGTAGATATACATGTCACTATCATCTTCCTTCTTTTTTGCTAAAATAACATATATATTTGGTTTAATATATTGTAAAAAGTTGCTCTTGAATTGCATTACATCAATCTGATTTAATTCTGAAGAGTTAATACCGGGAAAATGAGATTCTTCAGCTTTTAATTTACTAGAAAAGCGAAGACATTTATTATTAAGTTGTATATCATCTCTGCTATTTTGGATACAATCTACAGATGATTCTTTGATAATATCAATGATATTTGAACTAATAATATTCTTTCTTTCCATGATATCAAATAACAACTGATCTACACTTCTCCCATTTGTTTCTTTTTTAATAGAGAGTATTTTAGTAATAGTTTTGTAAACGGGTTTATACTTATCTAGTAGTGTCATCTTAATATCTCCATCAATCTCAATATCATCAACATCTGGCCATTTTTCCCTTTTTAAGTTATTAAAGATATCTTCAATTGTTTCTCCATCCGGTAAAGATGATAAGTATAAATACTGTTCTACATTACGTTCTCCTTTTGGTAATAAATCATTCATATGAGATTTCATACGTATCGCTCTTCCAAAAACTTGATCGATACGTATATAATTCCAGAAAGGTTCCATAATATGAACTTGTCGCACGCATTTTAAAGATATACCTTCCGCACCAGCACTTGAAATCAATATTACCTGTATGTATTCTCCAAATACATTTTCATCTCTATTGAATGCTTCTTTGTTATATTTTCTTAATTCTTGTTCTTCTTCGCCAGTTAAAAATGTATATCTCTTCTTTTTCGCCCCTTCACCTATAAGAGTATCAATATCTTTCTTATTATGATCATATTTTTCATAACCATTATCCAACAATATTTGTTCAAATGCTTCTGAACCAGAATCTTTTCTAAAATCACTATAATATAAAACTTTACCTGTTGGAGTATCATCTTTTATAAAACGATTAATATTTTCTAATATTTTGTAAAACTTTGGAGAATAAAGTTTCAGTTTACCATCAAAAGAAAAGTTTCCATTCATACGCATACGTTCATATGTTTTAAGTTTCTTTGTTTCATCATCTTCTTTTCTAAAAGAATCATCATCATAAACAATGTTACATGTCTGTCTAGTTCTTATGCTATAATCTGAATTATCTTTATCATTGTAAAGGTCTTTTTTCTTCAAATTGTTTAGCCTTCTTAATTTTTCACGCATATACTCATTTTCATAATTTGACCATTGAACGGGTCCCATAGGACAAAGGACTATATTTGTATTATTAACAATTGTATAATCTTTATAAAGTGGAACTGTCATTCTTGGAGGAACAACTTGTGGCATAAATTTTATTGACTTCCTATCAATTGGATAATAAGAAGTTAAACCTAAAATCATTCTTCTTAAGAAAACTTTCTTTTTAGGAGAAATATTATAGCTGTCATCAAGAAAATACTCTACAAAGTTTTCATTTTGAGATAAATCAATCTTTTCTCCATCATGTATAATTTCAAAAAGTTTTTGTTTACGATTGAAAGGTATGTTAATATCTTCATCAAAAATAACTTCTTCTCCTAACTTTATTTCTTTATAAGGAGATTTACTTAAAAGATCTTTTTTCTTAGGAATTATATCTCTTTCATCAAAAAATTTAAATAAACCTTCATATATCTCATCAAAAAATGAATCTAGATCGTGATTATTATATTTGATTGTCTTTATAATTTCTTTATCGTCCATAATAGATTCAAAGTTTGTCTTTGTTTTTGTGAATGATATAACAATCTTACCTTTCTTTTTCGAAGTATGTATTTGTTCAATCGATGATTTTTCATTGTAAAAGTGGTTCCTTAGATCTCTTTGTAATTCGGTCTCATCTTTATCAGACTTTACAGTAAAATCAAAAACTAAAAGTGAACCTCTTAACATATTAAATAAGATAGCAATTTCAGCTGGTTTATTTATTACGGGTGTTCCTGATAAGAAAACTATTTTAATGTCTTCTCCATCAACAATCCAATTATAAAATATATTCGCAGGAACACTTTCATTGATAATTTCTCTTACAAAATTATGAACTTCATCAATAATAATAACATTATTCTTGAAAGGAGAACGAATATAATATTTTTCAAAGTTTTCTTTATACTTTTCCGCAAAATCTAATACTAATTTATCATTATCCGTAGGTTTTT